GATGCTGATCTGGTCGAGCGCGCGCACCGTCTGCGCCGTGCCCGTCCCCGTGGCGGTCAGGTAGACCAGCTCGTGCAGGATGCCCGCCGCTGCCGCCGAGCCGTCATAGCTCACGCCGACGTGCGTGAGCTGCAGCGGATGCGACGCCGCAGCGATCAGCTCCAACATGGTGCGCACGCCGTTCGTCAGAACGACGGGCGTCATCACGCCGGTCGAGAATACGTCCGACACGGCGGTCTAGTCCTCCGTGAAGGTAATGCTTCCGATCGGGAAGTTCGCCTGGTCGCCGATCGCGAGCGCCAGGGAGCTGATGGCCTGCCAGCGCAGCAGGTTGCCGGCCGACGCGGCGTCGGTCAGGCCGGCGCCGAGCAGGGTGTAGCCCGAGCCGGTCGCGGCCGGGAACAGCACCGCCGTGGTGTTCGCCACCGACCCTGCCGCCGGCGTGGGCCAGCTCGCGGCGGGCGCGTTGATGCGCGTGTACCCGTTGCCGGTCGCCTCCGTGCCGCCCGCCGAGTCGCTCGGCGCCGTCGTGTAGAGCGCGATGTACGGCGTGATCAGCGTCGTCGCGAAGATCGTCGTGGCCTTCCCCACGAACAGCTTGAGAAGGTCGATTTCGACTGCGTCTGTCTTGCTCATCCTCGACCCCCTTAGGTCGCGACGTTGTTCGCCGGTTCGATTGTCCCGTGCAGCGGGTCCTTCTCATGCACGAGGTGGTACTGCGGCGGCACGTAGCCGTCCTTGATGGGCAGCAGCGTGACGTTCGGCGAGAAGCCCTCCTCGCCGTAGCCCGGGCCGGGCTTCATGTTCTTGTCCTCGTAGAACGGCTGATCCTCGTCGAACCACGCAACGTCGATCGAGCCGTCCGGCATCTGCGTGAGGTGCTCGGCGCGCATGCCGTCCGCGAGCCGCACTCCCTGATGATTGATGTAGTAGCCCTCGTGGCGGGTGAGAACCCAGCCCTTGGGCGGCGCCCATTCGCTCATAGCCCCCTCGATTCTCCGTGAGTGTGACCCGCCTTCTTGTGCGCAGCGAGCGCCGCGCCGAGGTCGCTCGTGCTGAGGCACATGCCGCTGTAGAAGTACTCGCCCTGCCGCAGCGGCGAGTGGTCGTAACGCGCCCAGACCTGCTTGTCCACACCGGTGCGGCCGACGCGCTGCCAGCACTCCTGACCCCACGCGGCGACCTGTGTCCAGGTGCCCGCGCACGGCCCATCCACCAAGAGGATCGGCACGAGCGTCGAGCGGCGCAGGGTCAGGAGGTCTGTCATGTGCTCAGGCTCGAATAGCCAACCGTCGCGGCCGGCTGCGTGTTGTCCCAGAACCACGCGAACGGCGACAGCGAGCCGGCGACGCCGGCGGGCCAGTCGGCGTACACGTTCGTCCAGTTCGAGTTGGCGCGAGTCCAGCCCTGGAAGGCCGGCATGTGGAAGTCGTTCTCCAGCTTGCCGTTGTCCTTCTGCCAGAACACCATCGGGAACACCCACCGCACGTACCGGTTGGGCGCCGCCGCCTGATGGTCGCCGTCCCACGCATCGCTCCAGAACTCGCACGCGACCGCCGGCTGATGCGCGGCCGTGCACGACACCTGGTTCGGGTAGACGACGCCGACCGGGACCGGGATCGTCGAGGTATCGACGAGCAGAGCCGCTCCGAGGATCAGCTCCTCCAGCGCCGGCGCGAGCGTCGCGAGCTGGAACTTCAGCTCGACGCGCATGAGCTTGTCGAAGCCTCGGTACGCGAGCGGGATGCAGTCGCAGCCCGAGACGAGCTCCTTCGTTTCGCCGCCCTTGATCTGCGGCGTGTAGTCCACGTCCATGATCTGGTCCGTGACGACGTGGCTGTTCGCTCCTGCCGCGAACGACCCGTCTGCGTTGAGGCGCGTGAACCGCGCCTTGCAGACGTGGATCGAACCCGGGTTGATCGCTACTGCCTGTGGCATCTGCTCCGCTCCTCTCCTTCTAGCTCGCGTATCCGGTGAATGCGCGGTCGATCTTGACGGCCGCATGGATTCGGGTGTCCCAGACGATGAGCACGTGACGCTCGGCCCGGAACGTCGTGACGTTCTGTGCGCGGTCGGTCGCTTCCACGATCGAGCCGGGCACGATGAAGACCTCGCTGCGGCGCAGCTCGACGCTGCCGGTTGCGTACGCCCACTCGACGGTCGTCGCGAGAGCTGCTTGCGCCGGGCTCGTGCCGGGGTAGCCGACGCCGGGCACGACCTTCGTGCCGAGCTGCGTCTTCGCGACGCCGGCGTTGACGCTCAGGTCTGTGTGGTCGAGCAGCGAGAACACGGCGGGTCGTAGGTGGATCACGCCGCTGCCGCCCTTGTCGGCGATCGCCTGTTCGAGCAGCGCGAGGCCGTGGCGCGGGTTCGTCGTCGCGGCCTGCACCATCACGGCGGCGGGCGACTCGGCGAGGTGCGTGTTGTCGGGCTTGAGAGCGCCCGTCCAGAACTCGTTCTCGATCGTCCAGTGCTCGTACGCTTCGAGCGCTTTCTGCGCCCGAGCCTGCCACTCGGCCGGGTCGCGCACCGAGCGCGTCGTGCAGGTGATGCCCTCGACGACGGTGAACGAGCCGAACACCTCGGGGACGGCCGGCGTGCCGGCGTCCTTCGCGTGGCCCGCTGACCCTGCCGGCTGGCAGGGGTCGAAGCGGTCGGGCAGGTCGCGCGGGTACGGCCAGATGCCGGCGCCGTTGATCCAGCGGTCGCCGGCGTCCGAGACGACGCGCGCAGCGCCGACGAGCGTGAGCGCCGGAGGGGAGGGCGGTGGCCCGTCAATCGAGACGGGCGCCGCGTATGTTGGGCTAGCCACCTATCACTCCTCTCCGACGCTCGACTACTCGCTGACTCAGGCAGGCGCCGTGACGACGCCGGTGCCGGCGGTCGTGGTCGTGATTTCGAGCGACTCGATGCCGACCTTCGCGTACGTCTCGAAGACCTCGCCGAACATCTGGAAGTCGTTCGTCGCGTTCAGCACGGAGTCCCTGACCATGCCGAGGTCGAGCGTGCCGCCGTCGAGGCGGATGAACGTGCCCTCGGGAGCGAGGAACCACTTGACCGTCGAGGGGAACGGCAGCAGCGCGGCAGCGGTCTGCGTGCCGAAGATCATGCCGCCGGCCGTCTCCGTGTCCACGTAGAACGTCGGCGCGATCTGGCAGGCGCGGAGCTTCGCGGTGACGTACGCCTTGTAGCCCTGGTCGAGCGCCTCCATGCGGTCGTACGGCCGGCGGATGAAGTCCTCCGCGAGCAGGCCGAGCGCCCAGGTCGGGAACCATGCGCGCAGGACGGCGGTGTCCACCATCCGGTGACGGCTCCTCATGCCCTCAGCGGCCTGCAGGATGCCGCCGAGGATCGTCGGAGCGGCGCCGCCGACCGTGGCCTGCGTGACCTGCGTGGAGCCTGCCTTGAGCGCGTCGAGCGCCTTCGTCTCCCTGACTCGCGCGAACGCGGCCATCGTGAGCTGCGTGAAGTGCTGCACGAACTCGGGGTACGTCCGGGCGCCCATGTTGCCCGTCGAGAGGCAGTGGTAGATCGCGTCGATGACGGCGGTGTTCTGCGCCGGGCAGGGGATGACCTGGCACGTCTTCGTCGCGTTCGTGCCGCCCAGCGTGTCGTTCGCCTCGGTGATCACGCCGACGCCGGTCGTGATCGAAGCGAGCGTCGCCGGCGTCATCCAGAGAATGCCGCCGCGAGCCGCGCCGAAGCGCGGGATGGAGTCCACGACCGGCGTCTGCGCGCCGGCGAGTACCTGCAGGTCGTAGTACGGCTCGGGCGGCGCGCAGATACCGCCCGACGCGACGAGCGCTTCCTCGCCGATCGCGTCGTAGATCTTGCGGCCGTTCTCGTTCGCGTCCTCGCCGAGCATCCGCTCGGGCGGCGTGTCGATCGAGAACCGCATCAGCGGAACGTCCTGCTTCGGGCCGTCCACGACGTGCGACCGGTTCCAGCGCTCGGCGACGAGTTCCGCCGCCTGACGCATGTTGATCGCCTCGCCTGCCGCGAACGCGCCGGGCATGTCGGCGAGCGCGATCATCTTCTGTCCGCGCGGCTTCGCGTCGAGCGGCTCGTGCTTCTTCGAGCGCCGCATCGCGCGATTCGGCTTCGCCGCCGAGAGGGCCGGCTCCAGCTCGCGCTCACGCGCGGGCTCGGCCTCGTCCATCTCGTCGTCGTCGTCGTCGGCCTCGTCCGCGTCACCCTCCGGCGTCTTCGCGTCGCCCTCGGCCTCGGGGTCGTCGTCGGCCTCGCCGTCCTTCTCGGGATCGTCCTCGTCCTCGGGCGCCAGCCGCTTCGCGAGCCGCGCCCGCGCCGCCTCGAGAATCTGGTCCTGCTCGGCCTTCGCCTCTTCGCGCTTCGCGACCTCGGCGTCCAGCGCCTCGCCCGTCACGACAGCGTTCTCGATCAGCTCGGTCGCTTCCTCGGTCGAGAGGTCAGCGAGGTTCTTCTCGTCAGCGAGGTACTCGCTGCGCTCCAGGCACTCTGCGACGGCAGCTTCTAGCTCCTCGTCGCTCAGCCCGGTCAGGTCTTCGGGGTAGTCGAGCGGCTCCAGCTTCGTGATTACCTCGTCAGCCATGACGTGTCCTCCAGGGTCGTCGAACAGGAATCGTGACCCGAGGAGCTACGTCTCTCGGTGCGCTGAGTCGGCTCTGCCGGCGCTCGATCGGGAAGAACCGTAGCGCACCCGCCGGCGCCACTCTTCAACGTCGCGCCGCGCGAGCGCGGGAAACGCGCTATCCTAGCGTCGATGTTTAGTTTCCCAACCGAGAGGCACCCGATGACCCGCGCCACCTGCACCTTCTGCGACTACAGCAAGCACGGCGACACCATCAACGGCCGGCGCGTCTGCAGCAACTGCGGCGCCACGTGGCCGACCGACGCGATCCGCATCACCCGCGAGATTTGCGCCGAGTTCGACAAGCGCACCGAGCCGTGGGCCACGAGCGACCTCGCCGAGGCCGTCGAGTGCTCCGCCAACGTCGGCATCCGTGACCTGCCGGGCGCCGCGTTCGACCGTTGGATGAAGTCCCTCAATCGGCGTGACGCTCGCGGGCTCGACTACGACTCGCGCGAGCGGCACAACGCGCGCTGCCTCGACCTCGGCCGGCCCGACCTCGTGATCAGCGACGCCGATGCCATCTACGACACGGAGGGCGCCTGAGACGGAGCTTCTTCAGCCCGGCATGCGCGTCCGTCTGCACAGCGGCGGCGAGACGGGCACCGTCACGAGGCGCCTCGGCGGTCATCACGCGACCGCCCGCGTGTTCGTCGTCTGGGACAGCGGCAAGCGCGGCTCGTGGCCCGCGTACGCGCTCGTCGCGCTCGCGCCCGAGCCGCAGGACGCCTCGTGAGCGCGACCGAGCACACCTGCTTCGTCAAGGCCCGCTGCTACCGCTGCGGGCAGTGGATCGAGGTCGGCACGCGCATGGTCACGACCATCGAGCGGCTCAACGGTCACGTCATCCTCGCCCACGCGCACGACTGCGCCACCCCCACCCAACCGGAGCACATCTTCGGAACCGCTCGACCCTCGAAAGGCACAGCATGATCCGCTCGACCCTCATCGCCGCCGCACTCGTCGCGGCGCTCGCCCTGCCCGCCGGCGCCGCCGCGTCGCCGCCGAGCTTCGCGCTCTGGCTCCAGCAGCGCGACAACCGACTCAGCAAGATCATTGATCCGATCGGCCCACGTTGCCTCGACGCATTCCACAAGGACGATCAGAAGATCGGGGAGTGCGTCGTGACCGGCTTCCTCGGCATCGTCTCGAAGCCCGGCGATCACGGCTTCGATCGCGCGGTCGCGAAGATCGCAAGGCCGCAGGCGCCGAGCTGCCGCCGCGCGATCCACTCGTGGTGGGTCGCGCAGTCGAAGGTCAGTGACTCGTTCACGCTGTACCTCAAGGGGCATCGGCATACGAGCATCACCGACTTCGCGCGGGACATGCACCGCGAGCCGCTGGAAACACTCAGCAACGTGAGCGACTCGGCGAAGAGCCGCGCGATCCGCATCTGCCACTAGCCCCCCACTCGACCCGCTCGACCGGCCGGCCGCGCTCAGCGGCCGGCCGCACGGTCCACGTTAGTCGCGCGTCCAGTCAATCAAGTGAGGGTCGGTATTACCGATCCAGCACGACGCGGTGCGGCTGCCGCGCGCGTACGGGTCACGCATCAGGCTCGGCGCGTCATCGTCGTGATTCACGAGGCTCGGGATCGTCGCGAACCAGGGGTAGCCCTCGGCGCGGCACCAGCGGCCGTACACCTCGTCATCCGCGATCGGCTCCGTGCCGTCGTGAAACTCGGCGAGAGAGGCGACGAGCGGCGCGGGGATCGCCAAGGCGAGAGCCGGCACGAACGAGGCCGGCGAGCCGCGCACCCACGCCGCGCAGCGCATCGACGCGATCAGCATGTCCCGGTACGTCGTGACGGGGTACTGGCCGAGGTAGAACGTCGTGATGCGGTCGGGCTTCGCGGCGAGCGCGAGCCGCGCGTGGAACAGGAAGCGGCGGCAGGGGATCACGTCGTCCTGCAGCACGAGCCGGTGCGTGCAGTCGGGCGGTGTGCGTTCCCAGCAGAGCCGGGCGGTGCGCCAGGGGTTGCGTGGCCCGCTCGGGTCCGGGTCGCTCACGACCTCGACGAGCGTCGTGATGCGCTTGTTCTCCGCGCGCACGTCGCGCAGCTCGCGTAGCAGACGGCCGGCGAGTTCGGGCCGCGCCGGGTGCGTCTGGATCGCGACGCTCAGGCTGACCGGCGGCGGCGGCGCGGCGCGGCGCGTTTCGCGCGTCACGGCGAGAGGCGAGGCCGGCGAGAAGCGCAGTGCACGGTGCTCGTCATCGCCGCGCCTCGCCCCATACGGTCAGGCTACTTCGCCGGCCGGTTGCGCCCCGCTCTCGCGTACCGCGTCCCACGCCGACGCGCATTCCCGCTCCAACTCGTCCACGCGGTCAAGCGCCGCGTTCAACGCGCGTCGCAGCATCCGAATCTCGGCCTGCTGCCGCGCCTCGTGCTTCTCTGCGTCCCGCTGAGTCTTGATCATTCGGCGAGTCTAGCGCGAAGCCTTCCTCGCGCCAAGCGAGCGCGCAGACGGAGCCGAGCGTCGTCGCCCCTGACGATGCCGCACGCGACGAGCGCGAGCGGTTCGCGCTGCCCCGCAGCGATCAGCGCGCGCGGCCGGGGGATCGGGAAGCCCGGCGTGCAGACCGCGAGGATGCCGATCAGCTCGCGCCTGCCGTTGATGCCGCGCCAGTCGCCGCTGACCTTCGCGCCGCGCAGCTCTTCGATACGCGCGTCGTCGAGGTTCTTCGCGAGCCGGCCGCAGAACCAGCCGCCATGCTCGTCGTCGCCCGCGCGGACGTACGCGGCGACGGTGCCGGTGTCCTCGTAATGCTTCCGCGCGTCGTCGGCCGCGAGGCGCAGGCCGGCGTGGCCGGTGCGCATCGTGATGCACCCAACGTCGATCTCCTTGCCGTCGAGGTCGTACGCGCCGAGGTGGAAGTAGCGGTGCGTGCCGCCTCTGGGCGGTGTGACGCCGGCGGCGCCGATGTGCTCCGTGCCCCACGCGGCGTAGTGGCCGTACACCACGTCGCCGTCGATCGTGAGCGGAGTCGGTCCCTCGAGATTCGGGTTCTTGAACGCGGTGATGGTCACTTGGGCTCCGATGCTGCGTCTGCGTCGATCGCGCTGCGCAGCTTGTCCACGGCGTTCTCGACAGCGGTCATCGCGGTCTCCACGGCGTCGTCCTCGCCCTGGTCGGGGTCGTCCTCGCCGTCGGCCGGCTTCTTCTCGCCGGCGGGCGGCGGCGGCGGGTCGGCGAACTCGGCGCCGAACGGCATGAAGAAGCTCACGACGAGCGTGCGCTTGCCGTCGATGTTCTCGAAGCGGCGGTTGCCGATACGCATCGCGCCGCCCGCCACGATGGCGATCGAGGCGTTCTCGAACGCGGGGAACGGCACGACCGTCGCGCCGAGGATCGTGCCGTCGAGGATCACGAAGGTGCCCATGAACCAGGCTTCCATCGGGTCTTCGATTTCCTCGTCGGGGATCATCTCGGCTTCGTTGACGGCGAGGTCTACCGACACGCCGCGTAGCACCTGCTCCCTGACCATGCGCTCAATGTCGGCGCCGACGGTGCCGGTGTCGAACACGCCGCCGGCGAGTATGTCGTCACCCTCGCGCGTGATGGAATCGATGCGGCCGCAGACCTGCGCGTCCGTATGCCCACCCCACTCGGGCGTCGTCGTCTGGCCCATCAGCGTCAACGGCAGCGCACGCCAGCCGAGCGCGTTCCGCTCGATGCGCCGCCCGTCGCCGGTATCGACGCCTTCCTGCGCAATGACGCCGCTCCAGGCCGCGCCGACCGGCGCGTCTGTCTGCTCTGCTTCTGCTGTCGCCATGCTCGTGCCTCCTGTGTCGAGGGGAACCCTACTTGCGCGGTTCGCGAGCACGGCCACGCCGGGCTCGTCTTGGTACCCGATCGAGCAGCGGCAGTTGATCGCGTTCCACGCGCTGCCGTCGCCGGGACAGTCGAGCGCTTCGCCGCCCACGTCGAACGTCGCTTCGATCTTGACGACTTGGCCGTCGGCCTCGGCGTGCTCGGGCCGGGTGAGCGCGTCGTTCGTCGCCATCCAGCTCTTGTACTTCAGGTCCGTGCCGGCGCGCACGCTGGCGAGGCTCGCGGCGTTCGAGGCGCTGATGACCTCGGTGCGCGCGATGCGCTCAGCCATCCTCTGCGACTGCGCGTACCCGGCCTTGCGCATTTCTCGAGCGGCGCGCGGGATCGAGTGTCCCTCGTCGTAGCTCGTCTGAAGGCTGCCCATCATCGTCTCCACGAGGTCGCTCGGCGCCGTCACGATCTTCTGGCCGGCCTGCGAGGCGATGACGCCTTCGAGCAGCCGGCTCGATACGTCGAACTGGACGGCGAGGTCGCCGGCGACGCTGCGCGCCGCCGCGCCCGCGTGCTTGCTCGTCGTCTCGCCGAGCAGCTCGTTCGCGGCCTCCTCGTCGAGCAGGTCGCTGCTGACGGGGACGTGGTACGACGGTGGCGTCCAGTCGGCCTCCGCAGCCGCGTGAACGATGCGCGTCGAGTCCTCGAACGCGGCGACCGCCTCGCGCACGAGGCGGCGGAGCAGGCGCTCTACGGCGCGGCGGCAACGCGGCTCGTGCTCCGCTGCGGCCGCTTCGATCGCGGCCTTCGATGCGTCTGTGACTACGCTCGGCGTGAGAGCAGGCCGCATATCGCCAACGCCTCGTCGGGTAGCGGGCCGGGCTCGTCGTCGAACAGCGTCAACGCGGCGTGCTCCTCCGTGACCCTGACGAGCCGTTCGGCCATCGACGGTTCGAGGCCCATGCGGATCATCGCGCTGAGGAACACCTGCCCGGCGCCGGCCACGAGACTGTCCGAGTCGAGCGAGCCGCGCAGCTCGACCGCGAGGCGGTGCGCGACCTCGACGTTCTGCGCCGTCGAGATACGCGCGCGCAGGTTCGGTGGCGCGTCGGCGCGCTGCATCTTCGTGCGCAGCTTCGAGCCGGCTAGCTCGCGGCAGCGCAGCACGCACGCCTCGGCGAGTCCGATGACGTGCTCCGCGCTCGCGACGGCCGCGCCGGGCTCGGCGGTCGGCGGCGGCGCCTCGGCCGGCGCGCTGCTCTTCATCTTCGCGCGCTTCTCGTACTCGGCTTCGTCGGGCGCGTCGTCCTCGGCCCAACCCGTCGCCTCGCGGTACGCCGCGTCGCTGATCGTCAGGTTCGAGTGCGCCTCCTTCGCCGCCCTGGCGCGGTCGGGGTCCTGCACGACGGCAGCCGCGTCGTACCAGAACCGCACGCGGCGAGGGTCGAGGCCCAGCTCGCGCGCGAGAGGCGCGAGCAGCGCTTCTGTGAGCTGCTCGACGTACTCGGCGGCGACCGGCGCGCCGTGACTCGTCCACTTCGCTTCGTCGATCTGCCACGCCGTCCAGTGATTCGCGTTCGCGACGCCGAGCAGGTCCTCGGGCGGCATGTCGAGGCCGATCGCGATACGCCGGATGCACTCGTCGCGTAGCCCGGTTTCGCGGTACAAGGCGGCGCCGCGCAGGTCTACGTGGAACGCGGTGCTCGCGGTCGTGTCGGGCGGCGCGAAGATGATCACGGGCGTGACGGCCGACGCGGCTTGCTCGTCGCCGATCGGCTCCGTGAGCGACTCGTAGATCACCTGCGCGTTCTTCGGTATCTTCGTGCCGTCGCCGAGCGTGACCTCGTTCCCGCCGAGACTCGACGGCAGGAACAGGATGCCGTTCCCCGCTCCCCTGTTCCGCGCCGTGTTGCGGATCGCGGTCTTGAGCAGCACCAGCTCTTCGCAGTCGCTCAGCACGGCGCGCATCGACGAGTCCGCCATGCCGCTGTGACGCGGGTCGCGGTGGTAGAACCGCCACGCCATCATCGTGCCGACGAGCGGGTCGTCAGGGTTCGTCTCGCGGATCACCTCGTCAGCGCTGAGCTTGTGGCCGCGTCGCCGCTTGTACTCCTTCGCGCTCTTGTCGTACGACAGCTCTTCGACGCTGAGCATCTCCCACGTCTCGACGTACTCGTCACCGTTCGAGTCGATCATGACCTCGCCGCCCGAGCCTTCGTCGGGCGGGACGAGCGACCGCGCGAGCTGCGCCTCGCCTTGGATGAACTGCAAGCGGCCGTAGTCGGCCTGCAGCGCCGCGAGTCCGCCGCGCGTGTTCGCGAGCCGCTCGGGCAGCGCCAGCAGCTCCTCGCTCGTGGACTCCTGCCACTCGTCCGCGCCGACCTCGCCTTCCGCGTCCGGCGGCGGCGGGCCGAGCTCCTCGACGACGAGCGTGATGCCACTCAGCATGCGGGCGTAGAAACTGCCGGCGTAGTGAATCTCGCCGAGCTGGTCGTAGAACTCCCAGGCGCGTCGCTGCCAGTCCTGCAGCGAGCTGCCCGGCTCGTTCTCTTTCGAGCGCGGGCTTGAGGCGCCGGGCGCCGTGGCGACGCCGACGCCGCCGGCGCGGAACACGTCCCACCACCGCGCCATGTCAGGCCTCCGGTGTGATCGTCGTGCCGGTCTTGGCGCTCCAGTGCGCCGCGCCGCCGGCGCCGCGCGCCGTCTCGGCTTGGTCGCTCGTCGCTGCCGGCTCGCCTGTCCAGAAGTTGTCTGGGTTCGTAATGTCGGGCGGTGCGGGCTCGTAGCCCTCTGCCTGCCACCCGCCCGATCCGCTACAACCGCACGGCATACCGTCTCCTATTTCGACGCCTTGGAGTGTACGCGGCTCGGCGGCGGCTGTCGTTGCCGCCGAGCCGTCTCCCCCGAGTCTACGCATCCAGGTTCTTGGCGACGAGGCCGGCGGCGGCGCCGATCGCGAGCGGCCACGCGACGAGCAGCACGGCGTGCGGCCACTCGCGAAACGCGACCCACACGCCGATCGCGACCCAGAGTGAGAAGCAGAACGGGCAGTGGATCATCTCCGCGATGCGTTTGCGATTGTGCGGCCACTCGTTGCGGTGCTGGTCGTCGCTCCACCCAGTGTGCTTCTCGCGGAACCGTTGCGTGATCTGATCCCAGCCGACGAACCGCGCGACGCGGTACACGGCGAGCGCGAGGACGATGAGGTTCACGAGGGTCACGTCTCGGCCTCGACTCTCGCGGCGAGGCGCTTCGCGTTGCGGCGCTCGCTGAGCGCGAGGCGACGCTGATTCTCGTCGTCGAGGCTCGCGCACTCGACCATCTTCGTGCGGTAGTACGCGACGACCGAGACGCGCTCGGGCGACTCGGCCGCTCCGGCGCAGCGATGCCCGGGCAGGCCGAGCCGCTCGCCGCAATCAGCGCACGTCATCCACGTGTTGCCGTGCCACTCGTGCGCGTCCATGAGCACGAGGTCGCCTTGCTGCGTGTCGATCCCGAGGCGGTACTCGGGGTAGACGAGCACGCCGCCTCGGTACTCGCCTCGACGAGCGACCGCGATGCACGAGAAGCCGGCGTCGAGGTCGCCCTGATCCTTGTGCACGCCGGTGGGGTACGTGTTGTTGATCGTGATGGTCGTGAACGGCGTGCCGGGGATGAGCCAGTCCTCGTGCGTGCGCGCGGCGTACTCGACCTGCGCCGCGTAACGCTCGGGTACCTGCTCGGCGAAGCGCGCGCCTATCTCGACGAACAGCGGCCACATGCTCTCCCAGACCTCTGGGTGCTGCGCGGTGTAGGCCGTGAGGCGGCAGAACTGCTCGGCTCCCATCGGGTCGAACGCGCCCAGGATGCCGCTCGTGATCTTCTTCCCCTTGGAGCGTTGCATGCTCGTGAGGACGCGCTTCGAGCCGCTCGCCGCGCCTCGGTTCGACCCGTCGAGACGGATCTTCGACAGCACCGCGTGATAGGTCGTCATGCCGACGATCGAGCGCGGCAGGTAGACGCATAGCAGCGACCCGTCGGGCTTGTGTACGCGCGCCGGGCCGGTCAGGAGCACGTTGTAATCGTCGCGCGTCAGCACGCGCCCCACTTTCCCGTCGAGTTCCTCCTTGCTCACCTTCGACCTCAGGCGCATCTCGATCACGCCGCGAACTCTAGCGGCCTCTTCGACGGCGACGCGGGAAACGCGCTAGGCTAGCGCTGACAGGCACGCCCTTCTACCAGAGGAGCACGACGATCATGGCTACCACCACCAAGCGCGAGGCTCGCCGGAACATCAAGCTCGACGGCGAGACGTACCAGGTCAAGGCGAGCTACAGCGAGGAAGAGGCGATCGCCGCCGCCAAGGTTCAGCGCAACGCGCGCATCGAGCGCGCCGAGCGCAAGGCCGAGGCCGAGGCGCCCGCCTCGGCGGCGACCTCGGGCATGATCGAGACGCCGGCCGCGACGCCGGCGCCCGTCAAGGCGCCGAAGGGCGAGTGGACGCTGCTCGCCGCGTTCCAGGCCGGCCTCGCGCGGAATGTCGAGCCCGGAAGCCGGCGCTCCCGCTTCATCGCGAGTCTCGCGACCGGCGAGGCGCGCGCGCTCGTCGCGTCGATCGTCGCTGCGGCCGACGACGGCGACTTCGCGAAAGCTCTCGGCGCCCTCCACAACGCGCTCAACGGGCACTACGACCGCACCAAGTAGGTCGCGCGGTCGCCTGATAGCGGCTGCCCGCTCGGCCTCGGTCGAGCGGGCCTGCCGGTGTCATACCGACCCCACCCAACTACCAGAAGGAGAGCAACCATGAAATCCGGTCACGGCAAGAACAGCGTGCAGCGCGTCGCCAACGAGGATCGCCTGTACGCGATTCACCCGGCGCGCGGCCACGGCTCGGTCAAGATGACCGGGCCTCAGTTCTACATTCAGCGCGACGAGACATTCCCGGGCGGGTTCCGTTTCATCTCGCGCTCGCCTCGCATCGTGCGCGAAGCCGGGAAAGGCACGAAGGACTATCAGAGTCTCGCCGACGTGATCGCGTCGTTCGCGCTCGCCGCTCAGCGCGCGATAGAGGTCGCAGACGACCTGCTGCCGCGCCTGCCCGTCGCCGGCGACGTTGTGGCCATCATCGAGGGAGACCCGACGTTCGCCCTGGTGCAGCCGTAGACTCAACTCGGGGAACTCGGGGGACGCGAGGGGATCGCTACCGGCGATCCCCTCGCTCGTTTTCCGGGCCACCATGCCTCGATGCTGTACGCGCTCGGGTTCTTCAGCACTGAGCGGGCGGGCATGCGCAGCGCGGTCGTGAGTCCGCGGAACTGCGAGCGGTACAAGCGCGTGCGCTCCGCTTTCGCCTCGGCCTCGGGCCGCGTGAGGCATCTGAGTTTCGGCCAGCGGCTCGTGATCGGTCGCTCGTCGAGGCAGCGCCACCAGTACGCCGGCGCGCTCGTGACGCCGCGCTTGATCGCGGCGGGCCACACGCCTTCGCCGCGCAGGATGTGCGGCATGCAGCCGTACAGCCGCAGCTCGTCGTACGACTCGCGTAGCGCCCAGGCCGCTTCCAGCGTGAGGAGATGGTCGGGGTGGGGTCGAGGCGCGACGCTCACCGGCGCGTAGACAATCGTCTCGCCAGCTAGGAGCGGTGCGAGGAGCTCTACTAGCCGGTCGGTGATCGCGGCGCGCGGCAGATCGGGCCGGTACGGCTCTTCGAGCAGGTCGAGCCGCGAGTGCTCGACGCCGGTAAGCGCCGCGTCGTCCTCGACCCAGCGTGCGCGCATCGCGGCGCTCGGGTCAGCGAAGCCGCAGCAGCGATCCCACGCTTCGAGCGTCGCCTCGGCCCACGGCTCGCCGGCGAAGATCGTGACGACGCTCGCTCCGTCGAGGATCGCGCCGAACGTCGAGAGCACGGCGTCATCGCAGTGAGGCGACAGCACGACCGTCAAGGCGCCGCCGTTCGTCTGAGGCGTATCTCGGGGAACGCTCGCGTCGCCTTCGGCTTCTTCAGCTCGACGTGCCGCGGCCAGTCGGCCAGCAGCCGCGCAACGTCCCGCTCGACCCGCTCGACTGTGCGCGCCTCGCGCATGCCGCCCGCTCCCGCGTACGTCTTGGTTCGCATGGCATACCAGTTGAGGCGCGTCACTCGGCCGTCGGCACGGAACCATCGGAGCGTGCGCTCGTAGTCCTCCTTCTCCTCAACCGTCACGTCCAGGCCCGGGTCGCGGCGCGTCGTGAGGCCGAAGAACCCTCCGCTGATTAGGCGCAGGTCGGCGCTCACCTGATGCCTGTGAAAGAAGGCGTTGGCGACCGGGTGGACTCCCCACAAGCCGTCGCCGGCGGCGAGGAACCCGACCTCGGCGAGTTCGTCCCAGCCCACAGCGCCGACGGGCTCCAGCGTTTGAGGGCCGGTGCGGATAAGCATGTCCGTCAGGTCGTCGTCGATCACGATGAGGCGCGTACCCTCGGGGTAATACCGGATCGCAGCGTTGCCGTTCGCGCCGCAGCCGAACGCGCCGGCGATGATCGCCGGGTTAGGACCAACCGCTGCGCGGTACTCGTTGGTCTCCTCGGGGTCGCTCAGAAAGATCGAGGCGCGGTCGGCGACGCCGTACCTCGTGAGCATCGCCCACGTCTTGGCCGCGCACAACGATGCGCGGCGGTACGACCGCACAGCGATCGCGTATTCGCTCATAGCTGCTTCGCGCACTCGGCGGCGGCGCGTAGGACGGTTTGGGTGACGCCGCTGATGCCCCACGCGGCGCGCAGCGCGTCCATGTGCTTCGCGAACACCTCGGCCTCGCTCGGCCTGAGCAGCATCACGACCTCCTTCAAGGCTTCGGGTGGGGTGCGTTGCCGGTTGAGGGCGTCCTCAGGCGGCTCGCTGTAGCCGCCCTGAAAGTCCTCGGGCGTCGTCTCGTGGATCGCGTCGAGCGCGGCGCGTAGGTCTTCTACGTCGTCGGGCTCGAAGCCGGTGCCGGCGAGTTGCCCGGTGTCGCTCATCGTTTCGAGGATCGCGAGCAGCGCCGCGTCGTCGTTCGTCGCTACGTCGCTGGTGCGGTTGTCCGCGACCATGTACGCCTCGGCGTCTTCGTCGGTCATCTCGACGCGCACGACGGCGATCAGCGGCCAGTCGAGCGAGAGCGCCGCGCGGTACGTGTGGTTGCCGGCGACGATGTGGCCGGTGGAGGCTTGCGCGACGATGGGCTTGACTTGGCCGAAGCGGGTGAGGCTCGCGGCGATCTTCGGCACGACGCCGTGCCTCGGGTTCTTCGGGTGCAGCGTGAGGGACTCGACGGGCGCGGCGAGGCGGCGGATCGGCTCGGCGATGCTCGCCTTCGCGCGGCGGGTGGCGGCGGACTGAGTCATCGCCGCGTCGCCTCCTGCCAGGTCGGCGAGCGCCAGAGCTGCTCGTGCTCGCCGCTTCGCGCGTGCCAGCGGTCGTGGATCGCGACGGCATCGACGCTTTCTCGCAGGATGATCGCCACGCCGCAGCGCAGGCACGTCATCGCCGCGACCGGCCGATCCGTCACGAGGAAGTCGAACTCGGCGTAGTTGTCAGGCATGGTGGGGTTCCAGGGTCATCGTCATCTCCGGTGGGTCGTTGACTATGCGTTGCAGGGTGTGCTCGAACTCCTCGACCTCGCCGCGCGAGCGGTCGCGGTTCGCGGCGGCTCGGGCTCGGGCGGCGGCGCTCCACTCGTCCCACGCCGGCGTCCACGCGAGCAGCGTGAGCGCTTCGAGCGCCTTCGGCTGGTGCGGCTCGGCGTACCGCGCTGCCGAGCCGCAGCACTCGACGATGCCCGGCGTGGGGAACGCGATGACGGGGATGCCCGAGAGCATCGCCTCGTCGGCGACGCGGCCGTACGTCTCGCTCGCGCCGAGCATCAGCAGCACGCGCGTCGCGGCGTAGATGCCGCGCATGTCGGTCGTGACGCCGCCGATGCCGAGGTTCGGCGGCAGGCCGGCGGGCGCCGGGTTGTCGCCGTGCCCGGGGATGCCGGCGACGGTGATGGCCTGATCGCCGTAAGCGTTGTTGACGCCGAGGAAGTGCCGGCCCGGCAGCGCTTCCGCGAGACGCACGAGACGCATCGCTCCCTTCTCGTGACTCAGGCCGACGAGCGTCGCCATCTGCCCCTTCGGCTCGACGACGTACCGCTCCGCGCGCACGACGGGGTGCAGGACGAGCCGGTCGCCCGGCCACCACTCGTTCGCGCCGGCCGCGTCGTGCGTGTTGAACGCGACGAGCGCCGCCGCGCCGGGCAGCACGCCGAAGTCCTCGACCTGCGACGGCGAGTGGATGAGGTGCACGAGCGGCGTGCTGTACGCCGAGGCGAGCACCATCGCGGCAGCGATCGCTTCGAGCTGTGTCAGCATCACGTCGCAGTCGATGAAGTGCGCGACGACCTCTTCGGGCGTCGCCTGCGAGTAGACGCCCACGCCGTCGATCGAGCGGGAGCGTGTGTGCCCCTTCTCGGCGACGAGCTGCACGGTGTGTCCTCGGTCGGCGAGCGCGGCGAGCAGGTCGTGCATGGCCCACTCGGCGCCGGCTGGGTGGTCGGGCGCCGCTCGGCGCACGTACGCGCCGACGATCATGCCGGCTTGTCGTTGTAGAGGTTCAGCTCGATGCAGTCGCCGATATGCAGATCGGCTTGCTGCTCCTGCTCTTCCCAGCGCATCGTGACGTACGGGCCGAGCGCGTCCTCGCCGACGCCGACGACGCGCAGCGTCAGCTCGCGCTTCCCGCCGGGCGGTACGTGGCCGATCGTTTCGGGCGGCGTCCCTCGGTGAAGCCTCACGAGTCGGCGCTCGGCGCGTACGAGGGGTGCTGGCCGTGCATGTGCCGCGCGAGGTTCGCGAACGTCCGGTTGCAGCACGGGCAGACGCCGGCCGAGACGCGGCGCTTCTGTCGGGTCAGGTGGCCGCGCGTCGCGGAGTGCGACCGCTCCTCGGCGTGCAGCAGGTCACGCGTCGCGCGCAGCCGTCCTTCGAGCCGCTCGACCTTCTTGTCCTCCGTCTCGCTGCGGATGACCCATTCGTGGCCGAGCGGGCAGTAGACGCTGAAGCCCTTGCGGCGCTTCGCCATGTCGTAGAGGTCGGTCGGGATCGCGTGGCCGATGCCGCACCAGCAGCGCGTGACGACGAGCGTCCCGGTGTAGGTGAGCGTCTGGGTCATGGTGCGCCTCCTCGGTTGATTGCGCGCGAGCCGCGCGCTTCTCTGGTCAGCCAGCGTCCCCGGTCGCGCAGCTTCGCGCGGTCGAGTTCTGGGTAGTGCCTCGCGGTCGCCTCGCCCTCGTGCCGTACCGGCAGGCCGACGACGCGGAGCTGCGTGCCGCCTTCCTGCGCGACGCACTCGGCGAGGTGGTTGTCTCCCCACCACCATTCGTACGCGAGGTCGGTGATCAGCGGCGTCCAGGGGATCGCGTCGCCGGCGAGGCAGAAGCATGGGCCGAACATGCCGCCGTCGCCGAACACGCCGCGCGTCGCGCGCAGCTCGCACCACGCCTCGCGCGCGTCGTCGATCCACGCCGCGTCGTAGTCCGGGTACGTGACCCAGACGCGCTCGTGCCGCTGCGAGAGCAGCGCGTTGCGCAGCAGGCCGACGGCGCCGCGTGGCAGCTCTACGTCGTTGTTCAGCACGAGCACCTCGAACGGTCCGCGGCGCGCGAGTTGCTTGGCGCGGGCGAAGCCGAGGTTCCACGCCTCGTAGATCGTCAAGCCGGTCGTGTCTGTGCGGTGCAGCCGGCCGCTCCACTCGCGGTATCGCTGCAACGATCGTATGCGGCTGGCGGTGTCGTCGGGCGAGCCGTTGTCGAGCACGAGCACGTCCTCGACAGGCTCCATCGCGAGGCAGCCGAGCGCGCGGCTGGTCAGGCGCCACTCGCCGCGCACCGGGATGATCGCGAACGTCCTCACGCCCGAGCCCGGCGCAGCTCGTCGCCGTAGTTGAGGATCGCTGCGCGCCAGCGCCGGCCGCAGTGCATGAAGCTCCACTCCAACAGCTTCACGCGCCGGTTGTGATCCTCGCCTCGCCACCACGCGAGCCGGAATGCCGAGCGGGCTAGCCAGTCCATGTCCTATTCCCTCCGAGCATCCGGTACGTCCACGTCTCGCGCGGCACGACGACGAACCGCGCGCCGCGCGCGAGCATACGCATCCACAGCGCGTAATCCTCCCAGCGGTCGGCTGGGTTGAAGCCGCCCGCTTCGAGGATCGAGTCGAGCCGCGCGACGACGGTCACGGGCACGACGTTCATGCCTGCCGCCATGTACGCCTCGGCCTCGGAGTCCCACTGGTCGAAGCGCGGCACGAGCGGCACGGCGCCGACGGTATCGAACCACGAGGTCGCGAGGTCGGCGCTCGACTCGTTGAGCGCATCGGTGAGCGCTTCGAGGTGGTCGGGGTGCATGAGGTCGTCGTCGTCGAGGAACGCGACGAGTTCGGTGTTCGTCATGCGCAGCATCAGGTTCCGCATCACGCTCGGGCCGGCGTTCTTCGCGTCGCGCAGGATGATGTGCCGCGTCGGTAGGACTCGTTGCGTCGCGACGCTCTCGATGCATTCCCGCAGGACTTCTTTGCGGTCGAGGGTCGTCGGCGTGCAGACGGTGACGCCGGTCACGGGTCCCTCGTGCGGCGCGTCGGGTGCTCGCGGATCGCGCGCGTGAGCGCGTGGCTGGGCGGGTGCGGGTCGTGGTAGAGGATCGCGTCGCCGGTCTGGGCGCCCATCAGGCTCGGCCCGTGGTGCCCGTTGCTGCACACGTACTCGTGCCAGATCGTGACCGCTCTGCCCTCGGTCGTGATGCCGTACTCGGCGGCCATCGCGAGGTCGGCTGGGCCGCTCAGGTAGACCTCGCCGCGTCGCTCGCCCGTGACGCGCACGGCCGCGCCGCATTCGCATACGGTCGGCGTGTCGGGCCGGTAGTCCATCACGCGCTCGTCGGTCACGTCGCCCGCCGTCGCGCTGGCTCGAACTGCCAGTCGCCCCAACGCTCGTCGGGCTGCCAGCGCATCGACGCCCACTTGCCCGTCTGCTCGGGCAGCGGCGTGCCGTGCAGACTGACCTGCACCCACGCGCCGACGCTCGCGAGGTACGGCAGGATCGCCGGCGCGAGACGCTCCTCGTAACCCTCCACGTCCATCTTGAGCTGCGTCGGCGTGCGTCCTTGCAGGACGGCTTCGAGCGTGAAGCCGAGTACCTCGATCGCGGTCGATAACTCGGGCGCGATGAGGCTCTGCGAGTCGCCCCATTCGCCGCCCGCCTTCGGGTTCGGCGCGAGCATCACCAGATCCTCGGCGGCGGCGGCGACGAGCGCGCCTTCCCAGACCTCGACGCGGCCGGGGACGTGCTCGGTCGCGCGGCGCAGCTCGCGGCACGCTACGCGGTCGGGCTCGATCGCGATGACGTACGCGCCGGCCTCGACCGCCCACAGCGTGACCGGGCCGATCCACGCGCCCACGTCTACGAACAGGTCACCGGGCCGCGTGACTCGCTCGACCCATTCGCGCGTCTCGCGTTCCCACTCGCCGCCCTTCCAGAGCGCCCAGAAGTCGGCGTATTGCTCGGTGCTGGTAGTCACGTCTCTCCCTCGGTGGCTGGTTCGCGTCGGCGCGAGTCTAGCGCGCCGGTCGCGCGTCGGTCGCGAAGCGCGCGCCGCACTCCGGGCAGGTCACGAGATGCTCCTCGGTGGGCGGCAGGGGAGGCAGCATGCTGTTCGCTTCGCGTGTGATCGCGTCGAGGTCGTCAGCGTCGTACCCCGTGCCGAGCAGCGAGTCGTCGCGGGCGATCACGGCCAGCGCGTCGGCGAGGGCCGGCAGGTCGTTCGTGGCGAGCGCGGCCGTGCGGTTGTCCGCCAAGAGGATGCGTAGGGCGGTCGCGTCGTCGCAGTCCACGATGATCGCGGGCACGGCGTCGGCGCCGGCCTCGCGCGCGGCGGCGACTCGGTGCTCACCGGCGCAGATGATGCCGGTGTTCTTCTGGATGATGATGGCGCCGTACCAGCCGTTCGCGTCGATGCTCGTGTAGATCGCGCCTACGTCGCCGTGGTTCGGATTGATGGGGTGCGGCGTGAGGTCCGCGAGCGGCACGGCCTCGTCGAACTCTTGGCTCAGGACTCTCATCGCGCCTCCTTAGGCTCGGACGGGTAGTCGGCCGCTCGGCGCCCAGACGCTCGCGCCCGACCGGCGGCTCAGTTCGCGCAGGAGCTGACTGGTCGAGTCCACCTGGTCGTCGTTCGCGGCGAACGGGAACTGTGCGTGCTCCTCGATGTAGTCGTCAACCCACTCGGCCTGCTCGGGCAGGTACACGTTGCCGCTCTCGACGATGCCGCTCACCGAGGTCGCGCGGCCGATCTTCGAGTCCGCGCCCGTCGCGACGGGGATCAGGCCGCTCATGTCGTGCTGCAGGTCGGCGATGATCGCTGGGCCGTTCGCCTTGTCCTCGATCAGGACGAGGTTCGCGGCGTCGGCGTATCGCGGGTCGCCGACCTGCGCTTGGAGCGTTGCCTTCGTCGTCGGGTAGTCCCACCGTCCGCGGACTTGGTGGCGCAGGTAGTAGTCCGCGCCGCGCACTCCCCAGCACTGACCGACGACGTACGACGAGTCCTTGCCGTCCTTGAAGCTCATGTCCCAGCTCCACGCGGCCGAGTCGAACTCGTCGGGCAGCGCGGCGTAGCGTCGCCACCAGTGCCGCTGGAAGATGCGGCCCGATGGCGGGGAGGGTCGTTGCTGGTAGAGCGCGTTGAACCAGAACGATCCGACTCTGCGTTTGCGTCGCTCGAGATTCTCGGCGCTGAAGCGTTCGGGCCAGAGCGGCTCGCCTTCGTCTCGGCCCATCGCGTCGTCGGGCTCGGCGAGTGCCGGTAGGCGCAGGTTCGTCCACTCGTCGGGCATCTCCTGATGGATGCGGCCGATGAGGTCGTCCTCGTGCCAGCGCGCCATCGTGACGATCACGATGCCGCCCGGCTCGACGCGCGTGAGGGCCGTGCTCTGGAGCCATGTCCAGTGCGCCTCGCGGTAGACCGCGCTGTTGGCTTGCGCGGCGTTCTTGATCGGGTCGTCGATGATCAGCAGGTCGAAGCCTTTGCCGGTGATCGCGCCGCCGACTCCCATCGAGCGCATCGCGCCGCCGCGTTCCGTCTGCCACCAGTCGCGGCTCCTGATCTGCGGGTCGAGGAGGATGCCGAAGTTCTGGCCGAACTCGTCGAGCGTGTCCCTCGCGCGCTGCCCCCACGAGGCGGCGAAGCGGTGCTCGTAGCTCGCGAGGCCGACGTTCTTGTGCGGGAACGAGCCGAGGTACCAGGCGGGCAGGTGCCAGTCGAGGTAGAAGCTCTTGCCGTGCCTGACGGGCGCCTCGATCGTGATGAGCCGGTCGCCGGCCGCGATCGCGCGCAGCACTACGTCCTCGATCAGCTCGATGTGTCGCGGGATGATGAAGCGGTCGCGGCTCGTGGCGAGCATGAACGTCGCGGGGGTGACGATCGCCTCGCGCGGTAGTTGCGCCGGCGCGCGGCGGATCGTCACGTCGTCTGATGCGCGTAGCGGTCGCGCTCGGCGGGCGTCATGCAGGCGTAGCAGCGGCCGATGCCGTAGTGCTCGCGTGGCCCCTTACAGCGCAGGCACGGCGTGTGGATGATCGGTATTACCGCTGGCGCGGCGGGTATTACCGCCTCGGCTCGGTTCGAGGCGAGGCTGCGGCTCGTGCGTTCGATCACGGCGGCGGCTTCGTCGAGCGTCAGCGAGCGCTCGGCGGCGATCGCCTCGGCTAGCTCCACAATCGCCACGGCGTGCTCCGGTAGGCGCTGGTCGGTCACGACGGCTCGGCCTCGATCGCGCCGGCCCGCATGCGGCTCAGCTCGGCCATCGAGTCGCGCAGCTCCAGCGCCTTCGCGAGCTGCTGCTCGTCCAAGAGGTCGAGCACGCCGACCTCCACGACCTCGCCCTCGAACAGACTCACCTGCACCTGCGCCGGCGCCTCCAGGCCGAGCAGCTTCGCGCGCATCCCGATGCACTTGAGCACGACGTTCGCGCTCTTATCGTCGCCGTTCAACGCGCGCACCCAATGACCCTGCTCCAGCCGATCGAGCCGCGCTATCTCCAGCCGGCGGTACTCGTCGCGCGTCTCGGGCGGCAGGATCGTCTTGAGGGCGCTCATGATCGCGCTGTGCGCCGCCGCCGGCGTTTCCCAGCCGACGCTCTCAGCGATCTGCATCAGGCTCGCGCCCGCGAGGCGCAGGCCGAGCGCGTCCGCTTGCTTCTTCGTCAGCTCGATCGCCTTCGCGCCGCTGATCGGTCCCTGCGTCGAGCCGACCAGCCGGCCGCGTTTCACGCCGGGTTTCTTGTGCGTCTTGCGGCGCTCGGCTAGCTCGTCGGGTGGGAGTTTCTTGGTCATCGCTCTTTCAGGATTGTGCGGGTTATCGTCGTCTCTTCGTCGGGTCGTAGTTCTTGTTGCTGCGCCACCATTCGAGTGTGAGCGCGAATGCTTGCTCGTCGGTGAAGCCGGCGTCGGTCCACGCTGTGTGCATTTCGCGCATCACTCGGGCGAGGCGGTCCATGGGTTGTTCTTCGGTGTCGTTCATACGACTCGTGCGCACCTCCGGCAGTAGCTGCCCGTCGTGACGCGGTGCTCGCAGAGGGATTCGATGCGGCGTTTGCCGCTCGGCTTCTGGGCCTCGGGGACGCGCTCCGGGGTTTGCGTGGGTTGGCGAGGGGCTCGGGTCGGGGTGGGGTATGCGGCGAGGAGGATGCCGCGTACGGCTTCGCTGGTTGTGGTGCCGCGTGTCTCGGCGTCTTTGGCGATGCGTGCTTTGAGGCTGGGTGGGACGCGCAGGATGAGGAGCGGGTCGCGTGGCACGGGTCGAGTGTACCGTGGGTATTACCGGTATCGGCGTTGGCCGACGCGGCGAGGCTCGAAGCCGGCGGCGCTGATGGCTTTGTTCCAGGTGCCGAAGTGTTTGAGGACGGTGTTGACGCCTGGGTAGTCGCTGCTGCGCTCGGCGAGGCCGCGTTCGCGGGCCATGGTGGCGTTCCAGGCGGTCGCGGTCGGCGGTTCGCCGTGCCGGTGGGCGTAGAGGCGGATCGCGCTGATGATGCTCGGGCGGTCCCAGATGGAGTGGGCGGCTGGGGCGCAGCGGTAGCAGTAGAGCGGCGCGGCGGCTGGGCCGTTCGAGCCGTCTGTGCGGGCGCCGCAGGTCAGGCACGTGCCGCCGTAGCGTTCCTTGCGGTCGCGGTCTTGCTGGCGGTACTTCTCGATGTTCGCGGCGTAGTGCTGGCGGCGGTACGCGGCGCGTGCCTCGCGGGTCGAGTGGCTCATGGCGTGACTCTCTTTCTGAGGATCGCGACGACGGCTTCGAGTTGCGTGTCGTGCCACACGTAGACCTCCTGCCCGGCGTTGCGTAGCCGGGTGATCCACTCTTCCTGCTCGGGCGTGAGCCTGCCGCTGCCGCTCTTCAGCTCGGCGTAGATCACGCGCTCGCGGACGAGCACGAGGTCGGGCCAGCCTTTGCCGTCGGCGGCGACGGGCGTGCGCCAGCCGTGCTTCGTGAGGGCCGGGCGGAAGTGCGCGACGCGCCAGCCGAACAGGCGCGCCGCGTCGATCACGGTGCTCTCCCACGCGCCCGTCATCGCCGGTTCAGGATCGTCTTGATGACGAGCGCGGCGAGGAACGCGACGAGCGTCGGGAGGATCAGGTCGGGCTCGGCCATCACGCCGCCGCGCCGTTGCGGTGCCGGTGCTCGTAGTTCCGCAGGCGCACGAGCAGCAGGGCGTGCTGCGTGTCGTCGAGGTCGCCGAGCGTCGCGTTGCGGGGTAGGCCGCGAGTGAGGCGCGCGCTCTTGATCGGCCCGACGCTCGGTATCCACTCCACGAGGCTGCGGATGGGCACGCCGCGCAGGACGGTGCCGTGGTCGAGGATGATCACGCTCAGCCTGTGGCCGGCGGCGGCATCGGCGGCGAGGCGGCGCCGGCGAGCGCGGATCGTGGCTTGCGACTCGCGCGCCGCGAGTCTCGCGGTGTCGATGCTCATGACCGGTCGAGTCGTCGGGCGAGCCACGCTACCGCCTCGTGGAGCCGTAGCTTGCGGACGATCGCCTCGCTGAGCGTGCCGACCTCGCGGCCGAGGTGCTGGAACTGTGCCTGCGTCGAGGCGTCGCGCAGTTCGTCCTCGTCCGGGCCGGGCCAGTCCGGCTCGGCGTCGCCGGGCGCCGTTCCGCGCACGCGCCCGTGATCGTCATGCACGGGGCACTCTCCGCGGTTGCTTGCGTGGCTCGGGCAGATGCATCCGAGCGACGGCGCGTAGTCGCGCGGCGCGTCGCCGCTCTTGCCGTCGATGTACGCCTCGAAGCCCGGGTCGCCGGGCCGAGGCGGGTAACGCTTCGTCATGGGGACACCTCCTGTGCGCGATGGTCGAGCGGGTCGAGGCGGCGGATCGCGACGAGCGCTCGCTCGGTCGCGACCCAGACGACGGCCTGCGCGCCGGCGGCAGTCTCGCGCCGCCGACCGCTGTCCTTGATCCAGCCGTCGTTCGTCAGCTCGTTGCGGCGAGGGATGTACGTGTTCTGGATCATGCGCAGGCGGCGGTAGCCGTCCTCGTCGATCACGCCGAACTCGCCGCTCTCGATGATGTTCCGCAGGACGCGCTCCCTAGCGATCCCCGTCTTCGGGTAGACGAGGATCGCCGCCGCGCGTTGCGTGTCGGGCGCGCCCGACGCCGGGCCGTGGAACTTGCCGACGCGGTTCTCGCGCGGGTCGGGCAGGTCGTCGAAGATCGAGCGCTGATCGTCCTCAGCCACCGAAGTACCCGATCGCGATGCAGAAGCCGGCGATGAACGTGAACGTCGAGACAACGGCGAGGTTCAGCCACGTCGGGCCGACCTCCATCCCGGCGCGCATGCCCTGCGCCTTGCCCTGCTTGTACGCCTCGCTACGGACGACCTCGCTGTCGATGCTGCAGTCGTACCAGCCGTGCCGCCAGCCGTCGTGCCACGTCGCGTCGTGGACCGTCTCGCCCGGCTCGATCGTGACCTTTCCTCGGATGGGTGTTACGTCAGGCATTCGTGCTCCTCTGGTAGTGGGGGGTCGAGGCGGTTATACGCCGCCGGTCGGTCGTTTCCTCTAGTAGTAGTTGTGGGCGTCGCTGTGCGCGAGCGCGGCGCAGGCCGAGCCGTACCGGCCGATGATGTAGCGCATGCCCCAGGCGATCTGCTGAGGCACGCTCGACTCCCAGCCGTCGCCCATCTTGCTCGGCGGCAGCGCTTGCGGGATGCCGGCCGCGCCAGAGCTCGGATTGGTATCGGGCGTCGTCCAGCCGCTCTCTCGCGTCCATAAGCGTTCTAAGCATTGCCACTCCGTCTCGCTCCAGCCGGCCTCTTCGACGGTCATGCGGTACCCGACCTCGCGGTTCGTCTCGGGCGTCGCCTGCCCGCCTCTCGGCACCGCCGGCGGCGGTGTCGCTCGGCCTCCTCGGTCGCAGATTGCCCCGGGGATGCCAAGCCCCAGCACGGCGCAGGTGAGCAGGATCGAGGTGACAGGCAGCCTCCTTGTCGTTGGCGGGATCGGCCCGGTCGAGGGCCTCCGTGCTCGTGCTCGTCTAGCCTACGCGCGTCGTCGGTCGGCGCGCGCTCGGGTCGAGTCTAGCGCGATCGCCGCGCGGCGTCGGCGCCGGCTCGGCTACGATACGGCGCATGAGGATTCCGCGCTACTGGACGGCCGCGTTGGAGAAGACGAGGCGCGAGGGTCGCTGCCGCTTGTGCCCCGAGGTCTACGGCCTGCAGGCGGCGCACGTCGTCGCGCGCAAGTACGACGAGAAGGCCGAACTCGAGGACGGCACGTTCGCGTACTTCGTCGATCCTGACGACGTGGTGCCGCTCTGCCCGTCGTGCCACGCGCTGTACGACCGGCACGAGGTGTCGCTGCTGGAGGTTCTGACGCTCGACGAGCAGGCCGCAGCGGTCGCGCATATCGGCATCTACCGCGCCGTTCATCGCCTCACCGGCCGGCGCGTCGTCCCGCACGTCCTATAGGGGCGACGGGCGCGCGGTCGGCGCGCTAGACTAGCGCCGACCACCACCCGAGAGGAGTCTCAGCATGGCGACGCAACGCAAGACGGCCGGCCGCACGACGAACACGAAGCGGCTCGGCTCGATCATGATGCAGCCCGCGCAGTTCGAGCGGCTCGAACTGATCGCGAGCGCCGACGGCCGGTCGATCAGCGACGTGGTGCGCGACGCGATCCGCGAGTACCTCGCGAGGCGCACGGCGTAGAACGAGAACGAGCCGCCTCGCGGCAGCTCGTTCCCGACAGGACCACCCATACCCCCAGCAAGCCCGACCCCACTACCAGGAGGAGCCGAACATGGCAACCGTACCAGCTCAACCGCAGGCCGAAGCGCCGCCTGCGATTCTCGCGGATGACCGTAGCGTCGTCGCCGGCCTCGCGCAGCTCGCGACGAGCGCGGCGCTGACCGTCGGCCGCGACGGATTCAATCCGCATTTCCAGTACGCCTACATGACCGAGGAAGCGCTGTTCGCCGCCGCGCGCGCTGCGCTCGCCGAAGCCGGCCTGAGCGGCACGATCAGTTTCGAGCAGGGCGAGCACGAGATCATCACGACGTTCAAGGAGGTCGATCGGCAGTGGGTCGAGCGGCCGGCGATCATGGCGACCGTTCAGGCCAAGCTCACGATTCGCGACAAGGTGGGCATGGCGGTGGACTGCTACGCGTACGGGCAGGGCATCGACCCGGCCGACAAGGCCTACGCGAAGGCGATGACGATGGCGGCGAAGTACGTCGTGCAGAAGGCGCTGATGATCGCGGTCGCGGGCGGTGACGACACGGACGCCGGCGAGGGTCACGCGGTCGGGCGCGCGAACGGCGGCGGCTCGGCGACGGCGAGCGACAAGCAGCTCGGCTTCTTGTGCGCGATGGTGAAGAACGTGATCGGAACGGAGCACGGCGAGACGGAGCCGTACGCGTGGCGCTTGGCGCGGCAGGCCGGCGATCCGGCGGACGTGTTCGCGAAGATCAGCAAGCGGGTCGCGAGTGACCTGATCGAGCGGCTCAAGAAGGTCGAGGGAAATCCGCAGGCCGGCGCGGTCATCAACGAGCGGCTCTGCGCGTGGGAGGTCGAGAACGGGCACTCCGCGAGCGAGGCGGCGGCGAACACTGACCTCTCGCAGCCGATGACGGCCGGCGCGCTCGACACGGCTGCGGCCGGGCAGCCCGACGAGCCCGTGCCCGCGACGACCACCGATGAGATTCCGTTCGGCGAGGGGGAGTAATGGCGACCGCGTACAGCATCTACACCCGGGACGACAGCGAGGCGGGTCACGCGCTCGCGTTCGTCGCGACCGTCGAGGCGTCGAGCCCGGAGGGCGCCGTCAGGGCGCACTGGTCTAGCAACCCGGAGAAGACGCCGCAGCGCGTCACGGTCGTCCCGTACCGCAGCGTGCATCACCTCACGCCAAAGGCCGAGATGCAGACGAGGTTGCGGTTCTAGTGGCGACGGCGCCGTACCGCCGGCCGCTCACGCCGCGCCAACTGCACATCCTCGGGTACGTGCGAGCGCACTACGCGCTGCACGGCTACCCGCCGACGATCCGCGAGACGGCCGTGCAGTTCGGCCTCAGCCCGAGCACGATCCACGGCCACCTGCGCTTGCTCGTGATGCACGGTGACCTCGAAATCCTGTACCGAGGCGGGCGGAACTACTGGCCCGTCGAGCGACCGAGAGGAACATCATGACCCTGCCCGCCGTACGCCAGAGCCCGCACGACCTCGTGCTCACGTACCAGCCGGACTCGAACCGCGTCGAGCTAGTCGATCCCGACTCGGGCGAGGCGATCGCGCTCGAAGCGGCCGGCGCGCCGCTCGTCGCGAGCGTGCTTCGCGTCGTCGAGCTGGAGCTGGACGAGCTGCGCGACATGAAGCGCTGGCTCGCCCGGGAGATGCTCGCGCGGATGGATCGCTCGACGACGTGGACGGTGAGGGCTCGCGGCGTCGAGGTGACGGCGCCGAGCCCGGCCGTGACGTACAACTGGGACGTGACGAAGCTCGTGCCGATCCTCGACCAGCTCGTAGAGGAGGGCGTGATCGACCGCGAAGCGGCGACGCGAGCGTGCGAGCCGCGCACCGAGTATCACGTCCTGCTGCGCGGCATCGACGCGATCAGCCGCCTGCCGGGCGTCGCCGATCGGCTCGCGGTCGCGCGCTCGGAGGCGCCCGCTAAGGACCGCAGCGTCCGTGTCGCGATCAATCGTGGGGGTGAGTGATGCGCATGGACGACGAGACGCGGGAGCTGGTCGAGCGGGCATGCTCGATGCTCGTCGGCGAGTTCATCGAGCTGACGGGCGACGCGCCGATCAAGCTCGTCGCGTTCGTCATCACCGAGCACGGCGCCGGCGTCGCGGTGAGCGGGTACGAGCAGGACACGTCGGCGTTCTTCGACGTGCTGCGCGTCATCACGGAGACGGCCGAGCGGAACGAGCGCGCGGCGGTCGCCCGGGCGCGCGCGAGGAGGCCGCAGGGATGATCGTCAAGCAGCCACGCTCGTGTGCGTGCTCGTGGTGCGGCGGGCACGGCCTCGTGATGAACGGCGAGGACGTGGCCGAATGTAGTAAGTGCTGGGGCGCTGGCTGGGAAGAAGCGCGCGACGCTCGCGGCCGGTTCCTGCCCTGGGAGCGCGTCGAGGTACCCGACGACGATCCTAGCCTCGAAGCTCAGATGCGGGACATGGAGGAGAACCAGATCCCGGAGGCCGAGCGATGAGCGACTACCTGCACGACCGCACCGAGGCCGAGCGGGCGGCGAACACGTGGGCGGCTAGGACGACCGCGAGCATCGTCGGCGTCGTGATGCTGTGCGTCGCCGCGTATCACTACGGCGGCGCGTGGCTCGTCGTCGTCGTCGTCGGGATCGTGCTCGCCCGCGCGGCGCGCTAGACTCGCGAGATAGCGCGAAGCCCGAGCGTCTGCTGTCGCCCGGGCTCCACTTCAACCTTCGACCTGCCTGACCGCAGGGAGGTAGCTAGTGAGCAGTCTACAGTCTCGCGCCCGGCACCGAGGTGTGTGCTCTCGGTGCCTGGGCGTGATCCTCAGCGGGCAGGTCGTGGAGTGGGTCGGACGGCCAGGCGCCAAGCGCATACTTTGCTCGCGCTGCGTCGGGGCGACGGCCGACCGCGATCT